CAACATTTTATTTAATGTCACAGTTGAATATAGAACCAAATAATATTTCCAAAAATTTATGTGCTAATCGTTTAATTAAGGGAATCAGAGATGTTGCTCAAAAAGATGTCATATTATGTAGATTCATAAAACGTCTTGCTAAAGCTAGTTATTATGATAAAGATACTGGTAATTTTGTATTAGATATTTCTCGTTGGCATACTGATGCTTTACCTCAATTCAAAGCTTGTTTCTTCGAAAATGTAGAATCTAATGATTTTTTAGAGTTTTTTCAGGAATCGTTACAAATATATTACTCATATTTATGGTATAAAGAACATATTGCATTTTTAGTAGATGATACCATTATGGAAAGAGTTATGAGTTATGTTGCGTCTAACAGGTTTTGTCCTAAACATATGGATATAATTGAAAATGTTCCTCAAGAATTATTGAGTAAGACTGAAGGTCAGAATATTCCACCTGTTATGCTTCCTGAAATACCTCTTATAATGATGGCTGCAGATGCAAGTTTTATAGCTGAAGGTGTTAAAGATTATGTCTCAGGCACTGCTACATCATTTGGAATGAGAGACCAATTCTCTAATAGTGTTATTACTGGTGTTACTTCAAAAGGTCTTGAAGCTAATTTATCTAATATGGCTTTGAATCAGGGTGATGTTGATGGTATATCTAATGAGTTACTTATATCTGGAGTCATGATGTTAATGCATGATTCAGAAGCTAATGCCCAAGAAAAAGTTGAGGTTCAGATACCTGATGAGGATCATTTACGTCAGGTAATTAGTGGATATAAAACTGGAACTGGGGTAGTCCCTGCCACTAATTTTGTAACTCAGAAAATTACTAGTGATGGAACTGTTTATATTGATAAAAAGAAACCTAAAACGAAAAAAGCTATAGCTACATTTCTTACTAATTTAATAGTTAAAACTCTCAAAGATATATATGAATCGGATGAAGTCTGGGATAGGGTTTTTCCTGGAGTTTCGGTTTGTATTTCGGCTAGAAAATTTGAAATACTTAATGCTGTTGAATCTTTAAGCCTTGAAGAGTTAGAAAGTATACATTCTAAACTTCGTATTTTCTTTGTTGAGTCTGCCCATTGTATTTTTTTGTCTTATATAGCCATGAAAGGTATATTTGATTATTTATCTCGTAATGGGTGGGAAGCTGGTACTTCATTAAACGATGGTGGTTTTTTTGATATATTTAAAAGACATTCTTGTGGTACTACTAATTGTAGTGTTGAAGAAGAAGAAAAATTTAGACATATATATGAAAAATATCCTATGTTGAGGGCTCGTAGTTATTTCGAAGGAGATGTAACTAAATTTGATCAAAGTTTATTATTTCGAGTTCTCGGTTTTGTTGGAATTTTCTTTGCTACTTGGTTCAATTCTGAAAATAAACTTACATTAACTGTAATAGGGAATGTTATTTTTAGGTTAATGTTTAAATATTTATATATAGTTCCTCTGCAACAATTGTATGCAGTGCAAGGAATGATGTTTTCCGGAACTTTTGAGACTTCTCACGGAGATACTGCTTATCAGATGATAGTTTTCTTTTGTTATTTGTCTCATATGTTATCCAAACATAAGGATCATCCTCAGTATCAGATGCTTAAAGATGCTGTTGATTGGGGTTTAATTCAGAAAAGTTTTCTTGGCGATGATACTATGCTAAGTTGGCCTACTATATTTGAGGATATGTTTGGTATGACTGGAGATTCTTATAAAGAATTTGCTCAAAAATTTGGCTTAAAATTTAAGTATTTCTATAAACGACCGTTGTTTGGCACTGTTGTAAACGAAAAAGTTGGTAATGTCTGGAAGACTACTCAAACTACTCCAGGTATTACTTTTTTAAAGAATTCTATGTGCTATAATTTTGATGTAATTGGAAATTCATCAACAATGGTTGGAATATATCCCTATCGTTCTTCCTATGATTTAAAATTTAGAATTGGAAATTCTGACAAAGCTAATTCTACTATAGATGGGTTTATGGCAAAATTAATATCTGTTGCTTATTTGAGTGTTGG